CAAAAGCTATTAAAAAAGGAGTTGAACACACTACAATTCAGAATGGCTTAAAATCATACATCGAATATGTGAAAGCTAATCAGACTGAAACTAAATATATCAAGCAAGGCGGAACATGGTTCAATCAAGAGTGTTGGAATGATGAATACAAAATAGATTCTAATCCAAAAACTAATTATTCAAATTATCCAACCAAACCTAAAGGATATGTTGAACCACTGCCGGATTGGTTATTTAGGCAGCAGAATGAAGAACGCGCACAAAGGGGTGTTAATTGATGGAAACATCGATGGAAAAAGAACTAAGGGTTTACAAAGAAAATCCGGAACGTTACACATCTATCATCAAAGCCATTTCTGAATTGAAAACAACTAGTGATAAAGAAGCTTATTTAAGCAGTAAAAGAAAATTGATTACAGGAAAAATGACTGAAGAAGAATACAATAAAAACTTTGGTTAAGTTGAGTAAAAAGGGGAAAACAAATGTTTGTAATTAAGCATAACGGGATGTACTTCCAAGGATTTAAAGATTATTCATACATGGAAGGTTACTTAGATAAAAAACATCCTAAGAAAACATTGAAATTTTGTAAGAATCAGCATCAAGCGATGGAGTTTATATCGTATGAGAAAGCATTTGAGTTTAAACATAAAAACAACGTGTTAGGAACAGTCACATTAATTCAAGCAGCACCAAAACCGTTTGAACCAATCAAACCGGATGCAAGTTTGATGTTTGTGGAAGTTAACGATTATAACATTCAATTGTTAATTGCACGCGATGAAATAGAAAAGATGATTGGAACATCATCTAACAACTTCTACCACATGCAAAAAGATATTTTAAAAGTAAAGGTTAACACGTTGAATACGTTTCTTAGAAATCCATACAAATTATTTCCAAGCACTAGAAAGAAGATTACAGACAATTTAAAAGCATATTTTGAAGGAGTTAAGATGGCATGAATTTAAATGATCCAATTCATCAAAAGAGAATTGAAAGAGAAGAATTATTAAGACTGGTTGAACAATGGTTTGTAGATAGAAATATGCAAACGCTAGACGGAAGCGGGCAATTGATTAAGCTACAAGAAGAAGTATTGGAATTGAAACAAGCATATAAAAGCCACGATAGAGCAGAAGAAATTGATGCAGTAGGTGATATCACTGTTGTTTTAATTGGTTACTGCATGCAGCGCAATTTGAACTTCTTAGACTGTTTAGAAAGTGCATATCATCAAATCAAGGATAGAAAAGGGAAAGTGATTGATGGTGTTTTTGTGAAAGGGGTATAGCGATGGATTTACAAGAAAATGCACGAATTAAAGAAGCAGTAAACAAACCAAGTCACTATGTTGGAAACAAAGGATTAGAAGTTAAAGAAGTTCTTGAAAACTTTGTTAAAAACAAAAGAGGTATGGAAGCGCACCGGTGGTGTAGTGCGGTTGAATATTTATTACGATATGCAGAAAAAAACGGTGTGGAAGATTTAAAGAAAGCTAAAAAAAATATTGATTGGTTGATTGAAGAAGGGGATATTAAATGAAAATTTTAACGAGTGTTATCATTTCTGGAATATTTTATTATATCTGTTACTGGGTCACAAAAGATGATTCAATTAGAGAATTAATCTTTGCGTCGCTTGTAGCTATCACTATATTAATTCTATGCATCTTAGAGTTGCTTGGAGTTATATCGTTTTAAAGGAGGATAAATATGTACGATAAGAACGAAAGAGAAACACTAACAGAAGAATTTAAACGAATCAATAGAGAGAAGTTTGAAAAGTTCTATGAAACTATATGCGAATCGTTCGATGATTTTTTGGAAAGAAAATCTCTTGTAAAAGATGATTGGAAAATGAAATGCCCGTATAAGTATGGGGATAACCATTATTGTGTCCAATCAAGTGGAGATGTTTTTTCAGATTCTTGGCATGACATAGAGGCTGATTATAGTTATTTTAGTCAAGGTAACACATTCCCAACCGAAGAAGCAGCCGAATTAGAAGTGAAACGTAGAAGCCTACTGACACGATTCAGAGCATTCAGAGACGAATGCAATGGGGAGTGGCAAATAAATTGGAATAAAAATGAATCAAAGTATTATTTATACAAATCGAATATGACGGATGATATTTTATGTAACGATATTTATTTTTATGAAACATTCAGCCTTTTCGGTTATTTCAAAAACGAAGAAGATGCCGAACGTGCAATCGAATTGTTTGGGGATGAAATCAAAGAATTGTTTGTGGATAACGAGGTGTAAGAATGAAAACAATTAACGAAATAAAAGATGATGATTTAGTTTTTAACGAACAAACCCATTCTCAAATATATGTATCCGATTTAAAACATGAATGGAATTCGTTAAATGAAAATGAAAGAAGTGGTTGGCGGACTCTAAAAGAAAGAAGAAATAAATTATCTGCTGAGTCTGTATTGGATTGGATATATGAATATATGGAACAAGACGGGTATGAAGATATGTTTGTTCATTTATGGGATGGCACGTCTGAAGAATTTAAACAAAGATTTCAAAAAATACTTGATGAAATTTGTGATTTCCCAAGTGCGATGATTTTAGATATTGATGAAACTATCAATCCATTTGTGGATTTAGAGGAGGAATAATAATGGAATTAATTGTATTTTTAAAAAATGGTAACACTCTAAAATTTGAAAATGTATCAAACGTAAGATTTAGCACGAACTTCTTTACGGTATTGTGCTTCGATTACGTGAGCGCATCGAACCACAAAAAGAAAAGTGCAGCATTCAATTATGTACACTTAGCAGGGGTATCATTTGAGGAGGAATTAGTAGATGTTGACAGTTTATTCAAAGCCTAAATGTATGCAATGCGAGATGACAAAGATGTGGCTAGATCAAAATAAAATTCCATTTGAGTCAGTGGATGTATCTGAACATCCAGAAAAGCTAGAAGAAATTAAATTAAACGGCTTTCAGCAGCTTCCAGTAGTGACATTAGATGAACACTTCGAAAATGCCTGGTCTGGATATAATTTAGACAGATTAGAAGAATTGAAGGAGAGCTGCTAATGGAACGAATGGGCGCAGAGGAAAGAATGGTGTTGAGATTGATTCCAAACAGCGACACTAGACGAATTAACAGAGTGGACATCTCAAACATCACTAAACTATCAGAAAGACGAGTGAAGAAGATTATCGACACATTAGTCAATCGCTATGGGATTGTAATTCTTGGAGAAAGAAATGGAAGAACAGGATATTACATCCCAGAAACAGACGAGGCTCGAAGAGAAGGCATTAAGCCTATGAAGTCTCAGGCAATCAAAGAATTTAACCGCGTGACTCGTATTCTTAAAGGCGATTTGAAAGCACACGAGAAATATCTATTGGAGGGGAAAGATAATGATTAATCATTCAGTATTAGTAGGAAGACTAACAAAGAAGCCAGAACTTAAATTCACAGCGAACGGCACTAAATATACGCAGTTCAGTGTTGCAGTGCAGCGGAATTTCAAGAATAAGAGTGGAGAGTATGAAGCAGATTTTATTAATTGCCGAATGTGGCGAACGGCTGCAGAAAACTTCGTTAAATTTACAAACAAAGGCTCGCTGGTAGGGATTGAGGGAAGAATTCAAACGGGCAGCTATGATAAAGACGGAAAGCCAGTCTACACCACAGAAGTATTAGCGGAAGGTTTCTCACTATTAGAGAGTAAGAACGTTGTGGAAGCAAGAAGCAATCAGCCAGTGTTCAATAGCAATGAAGCTGAACCAATCGAATTCAGCGAGGATGACTTACCGTTTTAAGGGAGGAGTTAGATGAAGCTAGACACTAAGGCCACGATTGAAGGAATAACGGAAGTATTAGAACATTACAAGACTCTCAAGAAGATTGCTGGAGATAACTATGTAAGCAAGATTACAGCAACATTCTCATTCGAGCCTAGAAGCTATACAGGAACTGTTCGCAATCCGATTGAAGACCACATTGTCCGACAAGAAACAGCCAGAAGTTACATGGACAAGATAGAGCAAGCTATTAATAAAATACGTGATCCGTATTATCGGCAGGGACTAATTGAGAAGTATGTCAAGAGTAATGTGAGCGACATTGCTATCTACATGGACTTAGATTACTCTTCGACTGAATTCTACAGGTTGCTTGATAAAGCCAAGATAGAGTTTGCCCATTATTATGATGGCGGTTCTTTCTTGAAGTATGAAAAAGGAAAGAATGTCAAAGACTTGTTCGACTTCTTGGGAGAACTTTGAAAGTAATTTGAAAGTTTAAACAAAGATAAACAAGTTATAATGTTAATATAGAAAAAGTAGGGAAACAAAGATGAAGCTGCGGAAACAGCTACATCAAAGCCAGTCCTGGAAAAGGTGTATCCAAGTCAGCAGCATGGACGACTGCTGGCAAGTGCCGCATAGGAATTAGGAGAGTGGTTCGAGTCCACTCGCGGCAATTCCCCTAATATAAACCAATATAAAACTGTCAAAGAGCGTGCTGCAAGGTACGCTCTTTAGTTTTTGGAAAGGATAAGCAGCATGAACTATGTGGAACCGATTCGCGATCCAGACGATGTGCAAGCTATGAAAGATTATCTGAAGGAATGGAACGAGCGAAACTATATGCTGTTCATGTTCGGAATTAACCTAGGATTAAGAATAAGCGACATCATTAAACTTAAAGTGAAGGATGTGCAGGGCCAGTACGTAAACATTAGAGAGATGAAGACAGGCAAGATATTAAAACGCAAAATGAATCGCTCTTTCAAAAGAGAAGTGCAAGAGTACATCGGCAGCATGAATCCTCAAGATTATCTGTTCAAGAGTCGTAAAGGAAAGAACAAGCCAATTACAAGAGAAGCAGCTTACTACATTCTGAAAGCTGCAGCGGAAGATATCGGCATTGAGAATGTTGGAACACATACAATGAGAAAGACATTCGGCTATCACCACTATAAAAATAATAAAGATGTGGCCATGCTGATGGTGCTATTCAACCACGCAAGTCCAGACATTACACTTCGATACATCGGAATTCAACAAGATCAACAGGATAAATCGATGGACGATTTCTACTTATAACGATGTTCAATTTAACATAATGAGAAAATGTAAATTCAAAAAGAGAATGTTTCAAAAACATTATTAAATCAACGAGTTCGAGCGTTGCTCGAATTTAACACAATATAAGATATGATAAATTCAAAGAGACTCCAAAGAGTCCTAAAATAAGATGCCAAACTGCCACTAGCTATATGCACAGACACGCTCTGATAGTGGCTTTTTTTAATGTTTATCAAACAAAAAATCCCCCCCCACCCCTCAAATGAAAGGAGGAGGCAGTTGAAATGGCCCGCCTAGATAGAATTGGCCCCCACCGTGTCGCATACGAAAAGAACAAGAAGATAATTCTTAAGACACAGAATATCTGTGGGATATGTGGTCAACCAGTTGATGTGAGGCTTGAATATCCACACCCTATGTCACCAGTGATAGATCATATCATCCCAATCAACAAAGGAGGACATCCAAGCGACATAGATAACCTCCAGCTCGCACACTGGACATGCAACAGAGAAAAATCAGACAAATTATTCAATCAAGCACGAGAATTTAAAAATACTGTAGGAAACCGAAATTTGCCACAAACTAAAGATTGGACAAATTACGTTCCAGACTGATAGGGGGGAGGGTACCTACCCTGCAGCTCTTGCGACCTTCACGCAGTC